TCAGAACTCTTAGGCTTTATCCAGAAACAAAAACAGCAACCTGGATGTGTAAGGATAAGCATCTAAGTACCGTTAAATTTGGTAAGCAGAAATGGAAGGGTAATGACGGAGAAGAGTGAGTCAAAGAGAATTGGTGCTAAACAGCACAAGAACTCTGGGCGTAACACACAAAAGGGAGATGCCTCCTGGAAAAATTTTGTCGTAGACTTTAAAGAGGTTGGAAAGTCTTTTACTTTGAATAAAGAGGTTTGGGCTAAGGCTACCACAGATGCCATGAAGAATGGCAAGGACCCAGCAATTGTGGTGGTAATAGGCGAGGGTAACTCAAAAGTTAGACTTGCTATAATTGAGATGAGTATTCTAGAAGACATGGTGGAGGAATAATGGAACGACAACAAACAACGATAGATATGGTAAATGGTTTGTCAGAGATTGCAGACTATATGCAAGATGAAGAACTTACAGTTGCACTCACAATGATTGCTAAATTAATCATAAAGCCAGACATTCCTTTGAATGTGGCCCATATAGAAATTGTAAGGCTTCAAGCAATCGCAGCAAAGATGGCTTTTAAGGCTACTTGGATGGCTAATGTGGATAAGTCAGATCGTGGTAAGAAGAATCTTTATTATACGGCAGCAGAGTCGCTTAATAATTTAGTGTCTGCACTCAAATATATTACACGCTAATCTGCTATACTTATACTAATAGAAACGAGAAAACTAATGACGAAGAACTTACTACATACGGTTATGATTAAGCCAGAAGAAAAGCCCATCCATCCTATGGATATAGCAGCACTTGAGGCAAAGATCAAAGAAGGATACACGATTACTCGTGTAGATAAGCATACAACAAAGAAGACTTTTGCACCATCTACTATTGCATACGGTCACGGAGAGTGTGCAAGATATTGGTACCTTGCTTTTGATGGACAAATGTTTGAAGATAATGCAGATGCATATGCAGCAGCAAACATGACTGCTGGCACATTGTCACACGCAAGAATTCAAAATGCAATGATGAATGCTGGAATAGTTAAGGTTTATCGTGATGAAAACAATGAGCCTACTACAGAGTTTAAGATCAAACACGATGATCCACCTATCTTTGGATATGGGGATGTTATGTTTGATTGGCAGGGAGAAGAACTCATTGGTGAAATTAAGACAATGATGAATGAGGGATTTGAATACAGAAAGGCATCAGGAAAGGCAAAGAATGGCCACCTAATGCAATTACTTATATACATGAAGATTCTAAAGAGACCGAAGGGAGTTATGATTTATGAAAATAAAAATAATCACGAACTTCTTTTGATCCCAGTAGATGTAAACGATCATTACCGTCGGTGGGTAGACCAGGCATTTGATTGGATGAGATCAGTTCGAAAGGCATGGGAAGATAAAACCCTGCCAACCAAAAACTATAGATCTAACTCCAAGATATGCAAGTCATGCCCAATTAAAAAAGCATGTGAGTCTGCAGGTACAGGCGTACTAAAAATAGCGCCTCTGGAGATTCTCGGTGAAGAATTGTAAATATTGTGATAAAAGTTTTACGCAGTCAGTATCTTATCAGATATATTGTTCTGCAGAGTGTAGAGATTTAGCAACAAAAGAAAAAATTGCTGAAAGATATCTACATTCAAAAAGACAAAAGAGAAGGGGAAAGACAAGGCTCTGTAAGTCTTGTTCTTCTCCGCTCTCTATATATAACGACGATACAATTTGTTCTTCTTGTGCAGTTAATCCAGACTCAGTTATAAAAGCAATTAAACAAATAAAGGGTAAAACAAATGGTAAAGAATAAGTGGGGCTTAGAGATAAAACCACAGAAATTTTGTGCTATTGATGCAAGTACTAATAGTCTTGCATTTGCCCTGTTTGATGGAGATGATCTTGAATCTATCGGCAAGATAAACTTTGAAGGAAACGATGTTTATGAAAAAGTTATGGATGCTGGTAAAAAGGTAAAGGCATTCTTTGATATATATGGTGGGTTTGACGCAATTGTTATTGAGCACACAGTGTTTATGAATAGCCCAAAGACAGCAGCAGACCTTGCATTAGTTCAAGGAGCAATCCTTGGATCAGCAGGGCAAACTGGAACCAAGGTTATAGGGAAGGTTTCTCCAATAACATGGCAAAATTATATAGGCAATAAAAAAATATCTAAAGATGAGCAACTTTATATTCGCTCACAGAATCCTGGAAAGTCTGTTTCTTGGTACAAAACCTACGAAAGAAACCTTCGCAAAGAAAGAACTATAAAGTTTATTAACACAATCTATGATAGAACTATTACTGATAATGATGTCGCAGATGCTTGTGGTATTGGGCACTGGGCTTTAAAAAACTGGGGGAAAGCAATTGGAGTTGACAACTAGCATTATGGCTGCTAAACTATATACAAGTGAAACTTTTATGCGTAAGAGATACCTTATGGATAAAAAGACACCAGAAGAGATTGCAAAGGAGTGTGGGTGCTCACTAGAGACCATCTATGTCTACCTTGCTAAATTTGGATTAAGGAAGTCAAAGCGATGAATAAATTTGAAAAAGCATTGATAGCACTTGCCGTTGCAGGTAGCGTTGGTTTTGCGTTTGCGTTTGCTGCGTTAAAGGGTATTCCAGAAACATTTGATTGGGAATCTGACGAAGAGGAATCTTATGAGTGACAATCTAAACATAACAGTTGACCAAGTAAATAATCCACTGCACTACACATCAGACCCATCTGGTATTGAGTGTATTGAGATAACTCGTCATCGTAATTTTAATATTGGTAATGCTTTTAAATATCTTTGGAGAGCAGGACTTAAGGATGAGGCAAAGACCATACAAGATTTAGAGAAAGCAATCTTTTATATTAAAGATGAAATAAATAGACTAGAAGGCAAGTATGTCAACTGAAGACGATCTCGTTAAGCATCTTGACCAAGTCAACCTAGTAGTAGAAGAATACCTAAAAGGTAATGATCCAACAGTTATTTCTAAGCAACTTTCTATACCAAGACAAAAAGTTGTAACACTTATTAATGAATGGAAGGTTATGGCATCTGCAAATGATGCTATCCGTGCTCGTGCTAAAGAAGCATTAGCAGCAGCAGATACTCACTACAGCAAGTTGGTTTCTCGCACATACGAAGTTATTGATGAGGCATCAATGACAAATAATCTTAGTGCTAAAACTGCAGCAATCAAACTTGTGATGGACATTGAGTCTAAGCGTATTGACATGCTTCAAAAGGCTGGACTACTTGAGAATAAAGAACTTGCTGAAGAGATGATGGAAATTGAGAAGCGTCAAGAGATTCTTGTTCTTATCCTAAAAGACATTGCGTCAGAGTATCCACAGGTTCGTGATGAGATTATGCGTAGGCTTTCTGCATTTGCAAAAGACAATGAGGTGATTACAGTTGTCCACGATGTTCAATGAGTTTCTTGAAGCACTACAGGATGATCACTTTCAAGAGATGCCAGTAGACGCAAGAACATTTGTTGAGGGTGAAGCGTACCTTGGACAACCACCATTATCTGATATTCAGTACGATATTGTTGAGGCAATGAGCCAGATCTATCGTAAAGAAGATTTGATTAATATGATGGGTGAAGAAAAGGGCACTCAGTACTACAACAAGTACACAAAGAATGAAATCATCCTGCAACTTGGGAAGGGATCTGGAAAAGACTTTACATCAACCGTAGCATGCTCATACATCGTATATAAACTATTATGTTTAAAAGACCCAGCAAAGTATTTTGGTAAGCCCTCTGGAGATGCTATCGACCTAATCAATGTGGCTATTAACGCTCAACAAGCAAAGAATGTTTTCTTTAAAGGTTTTAAATCAAAGATCGAAAGATCGCCATGGTTTGCTGGAAAGTATTATGCAAAGGCTGACTCAATTGAGTTTGACAAATCTATTACCGTTTACTCTGGTCACTCAGAGCGTGAATCACATGAGGGACTAAACCTTCTGCTTGCAGTTCTTGATGAGATTTCTGGTTTCGCATCTGAAGTTGGAACAGGAAATGAGCAAGGAAAGACTGCTGATAATATCTACAAGGCTTTCCGTGGTTCAGTAGACTCTCGCTTCCCTGACCTTGGCAAGGTAGTTCTTTTATCATTCCCCCGTTATCCAGGTGACTTTATTTCAGAAAAGTATGATGATGTTGTTGCTGAAAAAGAAGTGGTAGAGAGAAGTCACAAGTTTACAATTAATCCACTACTACCAGAAGATAGCCCAGACAATAACTTTGAAATTTCGTGGGATGAAGATCAAATAATTTCATACAAATATCCAGGGGTATTCGCACTAAAAAGACCCACATGGGAAGTAAACCCTACACGCAAGATCGATGACTTTATGATTGCATTCATGACAGACCTTGGAGATGCTATGATGCGCTTTGCATGTGTACCAACCTTTGCTTCTGATGCATTCTTTAAGCAGG